TCCAACCAATCTGAGGACAAACGCTATTTGGTTGGTCAGGTAGTTGGCTCTTCAGATTGGAAGGTGTGACATGGCTGGAGATTGGATAAAACTTCAAAAAGATACTCCAGACAAACCAGAAGTTCTCGCAATTGCATCAAGGATGAATTTAGACCCTGATGCCGTTGTTGGGAAACTTGTGCGTATTTGGTCATGGTTTGACACTCACACAATTGATGGTAACGCAAACAGCGTCACATTTTCGTTACTTGATCGTTTGGCAGGTGTGACAGGCTTTGCGGAACAAATGACTTTTGTTGGTTGGCTTGACCAAAAAGGACACCTTCTTTCTATCCCAAACTTTGAATATCACAATGGTGAAACAGCTAAAAAGCGTGCTTTAGGCAAGAATCGTCAGGATAAATTCAGAAATAACGATGAAAGTAACGCAAATAGTAACGCACCGAGCGTTATAAAAGCGTCACCAGAGAAGAGAAGAGAAGAGAAGAGTATTAAAGAAAACAAAGAGGATGCAACTAGCGTTGCCTTTGTTTTGCCAGATTGGATTCCAACTGAAACTTGGGAGCAATTCTTGGAGATGAGAAAGCGCATCAAGAAGCCACCAACAGACTACGCCATCAAACTTCTGATTGACAAGTTAAGTCGTTTTAGAAGCAATGGTCAGGATGTCAAACAAGTTTTGGAGAAATCAATTACTTCTGGTTGGCAAGATGTTTTTGAAATTAAAGGAAATCCTGCTGACAACATCAGGCTCACAGTTCCAGCGTCAAATGAGCCTGACCCTGCTTTGTTGAAGATTAAGGAAGACGAAAAGAAAACTCGTCCTCCAACACCTGAAGAACTTGCAATTTTTAACTCAATTAGGAGAAAAGCATGAATTTTAATGAAACAGATGTTTTTAACTTGTTTAACAAAACAACTCCAAACATGGACGATCCTGATCCTGATAGCAGATTTTTAAATGTGATGGCTGCTGTTGCAATTGAGTACGCAAAATTGAAAGTTGCAGAAGAAAGAAAAGAATGCGAGGACATTTGCAGAAGTTTGGCAAGTTGCATGACAAGTATTAGTGCGTTTGGTGCAAATACTTGCGCAACAATCATCAAGGCAAGAGATAAAAATTGAGCCACTATGAAGCAATGAAACTATTGGACAAGGTGCGTGAAGGCGTACCTTACCCACTACATCTGATAAACAAGGCTTTAGAGCTTACTGGCGACCTAGAGTAAACACCTATGGCGTATTCACGCAAAAACATTTCAAATGAAGGCGACAGAGTAGTTCTGGAGAAAGCCGAAGCAAGGGAAATATTCCATTCTTGGCAGACAACCAGAGATAACGACTTTGTTCGTGCCAGGCTAGAGAGGTGTGAACGAATCTATGGCATTGGTGCTAGAGATAGAGTCCGAAATTACATGAGTTTGATGAAGAACGGAACAATTGAATGAACTATTTATCGGTTTGTAGTGGGATTGAAGCTGCAACAGTTGCTTGGCATCCATTGGGGTTTAATCCTGTTGGCTTTTCAGAGATCGAGTCTTTCCCAAGTCAAGTACTAAAACATCATTATCCAGAGGTCACCAACTATGGTGACATGACAAAATTTAAGGAGTGGCAAATTGAATCAAATGTCGATGTTCTCGTTGGAGGAACACCATGCCAATCTTTCTCAGTCGCAGGACTTAGAAAAGGATTGGATGACCCTCGTGGTAACCTCATGCTTACCTATCTTGCCATTGCTAAACAATATCGCCCCAGTTGGCTGGTCTGGGAGAATGTCCCCGGCGTTCTGTCCTCCTCTGATGGACGGGACTTTGGCTCCTTCCTCGGAGGGTTGGCAATCTGCGGGTATGGGTTCGCATACAGGGTGCTTGACGCTCAATACTTCGGAGTGGCACAAAGACGCAAGCGTGTGTTCGTTGTCGGATATCTTGGAAACTGGCGACCTGCCGCAGCGGTTCTTTTTGAGCGGGAAAGCTTGTGCGGGAATCCTCCGCCGGGCAGAGAAAAGAGGAAAGTTACTCCCACCCTCTCTTCAAGCGGCACTGGAGTCAGTCGTGTCGGATTCAACTGCGAAGATCAATGGTTCATAGAAACACCAATTGCCGCCAGAATGACTGCTTTTGGTGAATATCAAATTGATGGCACGGCTAGTGCAATGAAGGCTAGAGATTGGAAAGATGCAACAGACCTTATTGCTCAACCAGTATCTGCTTACTCAATCCGAGAGGATGCCAAAGCCAATACTTTTAGTGCCACAGAGTTAGAAGTTGCCAATGCCCTTAAAGCTTTACAACCTAGCCCTCAATCCCATCATGCACAGACGTTTGTTACTCAACCTATAGCTTTTCAATTGAATGGCGACCGAGATAACCCAAGTGTTAGTGTTAGTGAAGATAAAGCCTTCTGCATTCCTGCTAACCCAATGTCTGATCGAGGACAGGCAATATCAACACAAATGGCTGTCCGAAGATTAACCCCAGTCGAATGCGAAAGACTCCAAGGGTTTCCAGATCATTACACCGATATCAAACCAAAGAGTAAACCAACCCCTGATGGCCCAAGATACAAAGCATTAGGCAATAGCATGGCAGTCCCAGTAATGAGATGGATAGGCGAAAGAATACAAAAAGTACAGGATTTAATCAAATGAGTTTTATGTTGATGTACACAGTCTATGGAGAACCAGTCGGCAAAGGTCGTCCAAGGTTTGCTCGTAGGGGTAATTTCGTGTCTACCTACACCCCACAGAAGACCAAATCCTACGAAGATGAAATCAGGATGATGGCAAAGGCGGCAATGGGTTCGACAGAGCTTCTAGAAACGCCTGTAACAGTCGCAATTTATATCAGAGTTGGAATACCCGCATCATTCTCAAAACAGAAGCGTAAAGATGCTTTGGCAGGGATTATCCGACCAACAAAGAAGCCCGATCTAGATAACATCGCCAAGTGTTTTTTAGACTCTCAAAATGGGGTTGTCTACCATGACGATAAACAGGTAGTCAGCCTTCATGTCACAAAGGTCTATGCTGAAACACCAGCAGTAGAAGTTATGGTGAAAGAAGACTTAGGGTAAGTCCCTATTCAAAACCTTGTCAAACAGGAATAAGATTTAATTTTTAAACAGGAGTTAATAATGTCCACATGGGAATTTGACACAACAACAGGTGCAGGTAGCGAGATCGTTACTGTCGTTTATGGATACGAATCAGACAAAGATTCGACTTATAACGAGTCAATCGATGAGATTTGGTTTGAAGGTAGGAATGTCATTGGCTTACTGTCTGATGAACAGTTCAAAGAACTAGAAATCGAGGCAGCTATGCGGTTTCAACATCACAAACTTAACTACAAATACGAATGATGGGCATTATCAGAACATGGCTCAATGACCATGACTTCATTGATAGACCAGACCGAAACGAAGTGCTAGAGGAGGTCGCCAAGGAATTCGACAAAATGAAATCCTTGGGTGACACAGCACAGAGTTTTGCCTCTTATGTGCGAAACATGAAAACCTGCCCTCCATGTTTGAATACTTGCGAACAAGGCAGAAACTGTCCTGCTAGAAAATGAGAAAACGAACTAAACGCAAGATTTGGGCTTTAATCGATCCAATCACTCATGCAATCGTTGGAGCTTCAATCACCCACAGGGAAAGACTAGACAAGCTCCGAATGATGGAATACTCAGCCCTTGAATCAATAACCAAAGGTAATGGAACAATCCACGATTGGAGAACCCTAGTCGATGTTTTAAACCTAAGCGAAACGATGGCGAGAAACAATATCGGAAAAGACGAGGTTCTCCCTGTTTGCCAAAAAGCCCAAGATGCTTTGCACCAGGCAGCCGAGCGTTATCAAAGAACAATGTCCCTTGGCTTAACAGGAGAGGGAATCCAAGCGGTGAGGGATTTGATCGAGTATGCAGACCTTCAACAATCGAGCATTTCAAGAGCTGATTTTGAAAAGTACATTCAGAAAACTAGGGATTATATTAAATCCAATGGTAACTTAGTCGTGGAAATAACATAATGGATTATCCAACCAAAGCCATTCAATACTTAATCGATACAGCACCTTTATATGCAAAGGCAAAAGCGGATCGGATGTATTTGGAAGAGTTTAGAAAATCAAGAAAAGCTCAATTAATGTCAATTGCAGGAACCGAGGTTCTTGGAAAACAAGAAACATTTGCTTATGCTCACGCTGATTATGTCGAAATATTAGAAGGCATTAAACAGGCGGTAGAAAAGGAAGAGAATTACCGATGGCTATTAACTGCAGCTCAAGCAAGAATCGAAGTTTGGAGAACCAATCAATACTCAATGAGAGCCGAAGTTAAGGCGACTCAATAATGCATTCAAAGAATAAACTTAAACCTAGCGCAAGTGAAAAAGCCCATATTGAGAGAATCAAATCAATGTCGTGCATCATTTGCCAGGCACAAGCCCCTAGCGAATGCCATGAAATAAACCAAGGGCAATGGTATACATCAATGCCACTTTGTGCAGATTGCCACAGAGGATCATTAAACGGCATTCACGGGCAAAAGCGGTTATGGAATGTTTACAAAATGGACGAATTGTCCGCCCTGAATGAAACGATACGGAAATTATGCGAGGGAATGCCTTAAGAAACGATTAAAAACCCGTTTTAAGGCGTTTTCTAGTAAGGGCATTGGTGTCACAGACCAATCGACTTTCTTAACCGTCTTGCACTCGCCACAGGATTTGGATTGATTGCGTCTAAGCTTCGAAGCGCACACAGGTCTTTCGTTTCCACAATCACATTTACATATCCACAAAGCTTGGCGACGTCCCATCACTTTTTCAAAGCGTAAGACAGTCCACGCGTGGAATCTTACGCCTGTCAGATCGTAGAATTTTGTGCCGAGAACTTTCATGAAGAACCTTTATAGGTAAGAAAATGTAATCATTTACCCATATATCGGGTACATTACCTATTCGTCATTTTTTGGGGGAGCCCATTTTTGAATAAAAGCTTTCTTATTATCAAAAAAATGCTTTTCTTTAGCTTGATTAG